CGACCGTTCTCAATGGTGTATGATCCCACCTTGGTGTTACCCACGTGCGGCCACGCGTTGTAGATGTAACGCTGAACGCCGGACGGATCACAGGCCCCGGAACCGGCGACGCGCTGCCACACTTCCATGGAGAACTTGTTGTCCGGTTCACCCTCGCTCAACGCCCAACCGGTACCGGTGGTTGGTGAACCCGTGGTATCCAGTAGACGAGCGCTGAGCACGTACGCGGCTGCCGTGGGATCAACGTTGCAGAAGTCAACGGTCAACGTGAAGCGCTTCAGGGTCGGCTTGTCCTTCTGGTTAACACACGCCTCGCCGTCGGCGTTGCGCTCGAAGAACTCCTCCCCGTCCTCGTAGTCCGGATCCATGACGACCTGGACGAATCCCTTGGTGACAACGACCAGCGATGACGCTCCCGTTACCGGGTTACCGCACTCGTCTATCTTGATGATGCGCAGGTGAGTGCCCTTGATGGGTGCCGCGCAGATCGCCATTTAAACTCCTATGTTACCGGCACGCCGAGGTTGACAAGAATGGCTACGTGGCAGCAGTCCCACCCAAGAACATAGTTGCGTTCAGCGATCAGCTGAAGCATGTTCGTGCTGCGGTCGAGCGAGTCAGCAACCTGCGTGAAAAAAACCGAGCTTCGGTAGCCAAACACCGCGCCGGTCGCGTAGATCCACGCCTGGTTGGTAGCTGGTGCGGCGCCGGCGGGAGATGTGCCAGGATACCCGGCTCCGACGGCGACGAGGTTGCCGTTTCCGGTGCGCAGCTGGCGACCGAGTTGACCGTTAACACCGTCACGTCCCTCGCGCTTCACGAGGTTGTTTGCGATCAGCGTGGGAAGCAACTTAACCGGAACGTGCACAACGCCCATCCCGTTGTAGCACGACGCAAGCGCCTCCTCAAGGAGACCTAATCCGGTGGCGACGTCGAACGCGCCGGTGACAACGATCGACGCGGGACTCTGAAGGAGAATTCCCTGCGCGTCGTTAACCGTGGTGTTCGCCGCGAGATGCGGAAAAGCGAGCGTCTTGCCGTCGACCAGGCCGGTCCAGAATGAACGCTCAACCTGGAACGACTCCGAACGGTTAAGCGCGTCGGTGGCCGCGGACTGCGCGTTGATCAAGCCAACGGCCGAACAGTCGAATCTCACGTACGGTGTGAACGGAGTCGCGCCACGGTTGATCGAGTCGACGTTATCCGTCTTAGTCGACGGCTCTGGTATCGAACCGGTGCCGGTAACCGCGATGCACTCGTCGTAGGTAGTTCCACCCTGATCGACGAGACAGTGCGATTGCCAGGTTACGCCGTTCTGCCAGTGAGGAGAATCACCACTGGGAAACCGGACCACCGACAGTAGTCCGTACGGCGAGGGAGTGAACGGTGGCGCATCCACCGGTAGCCGAGGGCCCGCCACCGTTCACCTCCTCATTCGTTCAAGGTGACTCCACAAGGTAACTCGGAATCACAGCGCCGCGGCGTTGATGTTCGCGGCGCCGGTGCGGCCGGTCACGTTGAACGCGATGGTGTACTGACGCGACTCGTGACCGACGCGCGCCACCAGATGGCACTCCTCGGACCAAGCCGCGGTGTGGTCGTTCGTCGAGTTCATCACCGAGTCGCGAACGACGCCGAGATCCAGCGACAGACCGTTACCCAGCAGGAAGGTACCCGCCGCGTACATCATGATCGTCGCGCTGGTTGGCCACGCGGTCATCGGAGTGGCGTTGCCGAACTGCGACGTCGAGCGGACCTGCCAGTCGTTGACCCACTGAACGCGAACGCCGATGTTGGTGAACCACGAGATGATCTGCGAGTCCGGCACCTGGTCGGGCTCGATGCCGGTGCGGTGCGCCAGGTCGGCACGAATGACCGACTTCAGCCAGTACGGCGCCACGACCTCAAGAATGTCGTCGTCGCACATACCGTACCGAGCACGGTAATCGACCGCGGCCAGCGAGATGCCACCGTAGACCTGCTGGAACACGGCTGTGTCGGTCGCTGCGTATTCACCGGTGGCGATGGCCGCCGAGGACAGCGACACCATGGTCGAGATGATGCGACCGTTAACCGCGTGCGAGTGCGCCGCGAGCAGCAGCCGCAGGAAGTTCGAAGTGTTCTCGGGGTACGCGTCGTCGGTCAGGTTACCGGCGGTGAGGCAGACGCCGTAGCACTCGAGACGACGCTCGTCGAACGTCGGGCACGGAATCCGAATACACGGCTTGGTAGGCGAGCCGGTTACGGCCGCGATGTCACTCGCCTCGGTCCAGAGCCACGGGTTTGTGGTGACTCCGAATGTGGTGCTGAAACCACCGAACGCGGTGCCAAACACGTCGGCCAGCGACGGCGAGATCGGGAATCGAATACCACCGCGCGACACGCCGAACGTCGGCAGGTCGATGATACCCGCCTCGCACGCGATGTTGAAGAAGTCGTAGCGAATCTCAGACGGAGCACACCAGCCACCGGCCGCGATCAGCGCGTCCTTCTTCTCCTGCGACGTCAGATGATCCAGCAGCTCCTGAACCTGACCCAGCGAGGTCCGATCATCGATGGTGTGCTGGTAGTCGTTCCGAATGGTCGCGACGGTCTGGTAGTCCGGGTTATTCTGAGTGACGCGCATGGACTTCGCCTTGCGCTGAAAGATATCAACCAGGTTGTCCAGGTTGTTGACGGTCTGATCACGCGCCACGCCCGGAATGTCGACCGACGCCGTCACGGCGAGCTTCGCCGGCGGCACGGAAGTCGGCGGCGCGAGACGCTGCGCGTCGGCCAGCGTCGGACGATGAGTCGCGGCTCGGTTCAGCGCGCGACCACTGCCACGCTCACCAAGAATTGAAACCAACGCCTCGGTGGTACCACGAACGGCGGCCGCCGCGATCGACTCGACATCGACGGTACCGGGAGGAACAAGTTCACGAGAGCCGTCATCGTTCTCAGGGCCGTACATCCGAGTCTGAAGCGCACGCTGCTCGTCGAGCATCCTCGTTCGACTCGTCTCAGCGAGCTGCCGAGCGCGAATCTCGCGGGTGGCGAGCTCCGCTCGAATGCGATCGGTGTGATCGGTCAGCTCGCTTGCGTACCGCAGATTCTCAGGCGTAACATCAAGCGCGTTGACGCGGTCAAACTCAGCTGTGACCTTAGTGCGCAACTCGTCAAGTTCGACGTCGCTAACCAGTGTGAGATCCGGCGGAACACTCACAAGCTCCTCAGGCTTTGGAGCCACGTTAACCTCCGATGGTGAGGGCGTGCGGAGTTCCGCGCGCAAGTAATTCGGTCGCAGACTAACAGGAACTCACTGTGATGTCGGAGTGGGCTGACCACCAGCCACAACCGTGCTCTGGATCGGCGGCTGCCCACCGGTCTGCGACGTCGACTCACTGGCGCGCTCAGGAGGCGGACCGTTGTAGATGACGCGGTTCTTTCGGCAGTTGCATCCCATCAGCGTACTCCTTCGATCTCAGGTACGTCGTGCACTCGCCGCGCCAAGAGATTCATGACGCGTCGCATGGCGAGCTGATCAAGCTCGGTGTCCGACGGAGTTGGTGTAACCTCAACCGGCGTTGACGCGGCGGCCGTCAGACTGGTCATTCCCGCCGCAACGAGCGTCATCGGTACTCCCGACGCAACACGCGCCTGAAGACGCGGCACCGGGAATCCCGGCACGTTCACGGCCAGCAGGCCCACCAGGCGAAGCTGTCCACCGATGCGACGCCAGTCACCACTGACCTGACCGGACGCGCGCAGTTCGTGTACCCGCGCGGCGGACACGGTGGAGCGTACCGAGCCAGCTACCCAAATTCCCACTTCGTCGTTGCCCACGACGACGTCCGCCACGGCGCACCCGGTGTTGTCGTAGTGCTCAGCCGCTCGTGACGCGCGATGCGTCAGCGGCGCGTGACCGGTACCGAGTGTGATCTGTCCCACGGCGACGCGCGAACCGTCGGCGCATACGACCTCACCGGTCATGAAGTACGGATGCGCATCCTCAAACGGCGGAGTTACGCACATATCTTCAAAGCCGATGTGACACTCGCCCCATCGCGCCATGTGACCGTAGACGCGTCCCTGGTCGGTAACCGTGATCGGAACCCACACCTTGAGATCCGGATTCGCGAACCACGACGCCGGTGGACACCAGTCCGGTACGGTCTCAATCGACGCCACGAGCTGCTCGATCGAGTCGAGATCAACCAGTGGCAGCGGCTCGTGACCAGCGTCCCGCAGGTGCTGCGCGAGGTGTTCGTAGGCGCGCTCGCGATCCTCAGTTGGGACGATCGACAGCACGACGTCAGCGTCATGATTCTGTCGATTCAACGCCGCGATTCCCGCGGCACACGCCGTCAAATTCGCCGGACCCAGGTCGCCGGTCTCGGACAGTTCGTGATGAAGGAGGACGCGATTGGTCGGGCCGGTCCAGGCGTACGCCTCGAGTGGGGTGCCAACGCGCGCTCGACGTCGCTGCGACGCGTCGTCCCACGAACCGTCCGAGGTTTCGGTCGAGTGCGGCTCCGCCGCAGCCGTGGTCGTCTCAGGCATCATAACCTCGCGATCACCGGTGAGGCCGATGCGCGCCTCCACGAACGCCGGAATATCCACCAGCGTGGCCGCTCGAATTCGACCACCGTGGTAGATCATCTTTTCTGGTCGACCGAAGAGAACCTTGAACAGATCCCCCTCGGTTTGCTCACTCTCCGGCTCGTTTGGCCACACCATTTCAACGTCGGCATCAAGAATGTCATCGGCATCGATGGAGATGCCACCGGCGAAGTTACCCTTCATGCGCCGATAGACCTCGAAGCCATCAACGCTCTTCAGGTCTAGAACACCGAAGCCGCGTACCTCGGCGTTGTCACGCCACGTTCCGTCAATGCGCCCCACGCTGACGGTGACGTCGTGCGTACCACCGTGGCTTCCCTCCTTCTGCCACCGCAGCAGCGCACCCTCGACCCACGACAGCGCGTTCGGCGAAAACTCACGACCGTCGCCCGTGGTCGTGCCCTCCACGACCAAGACGCCGTCCCAGCGCGACTCGCGCTGAAACTCAGCGTCGGTCCAGAGTGAACCGTCCGGCATACGGTGCATGCCGTCGGCGTCCGGATCGGTCGCGATGTTAACCGCGTAGCTCTGATTCATCTTCTTTTTCTTACGCGAGTCGTCCTCGTCGGTGTCGTCATCGACACCCGACTCATTAAGGTCCTCATCGTCGTCATTAGACTTAGCATTCGGTGGAGGTCGCCGCGCCAGCGTCTCGATGTCGGCATCCGCGGACTCGTTCGCGTAGAGAGCGGCGAGTTGACTATCGGCGTCGGACTCGGACGCGTGACAGCCCGCGACCTCACCGGTAGCGTCCTTCACGACGGCCCAGGGCTTGCCGTCAGTGCACTCGGCGTGTCCCTTTACCTTATGCCACGGCACGACGCGCCACCTCCTCATCCCAGATGTAAACTAGCAGGCTGACCTCGAAGTTCATTCATCTCGATTCGATGGAGCACTGCGCAGCAGCACCCGACGACCATTCGTTATCTTCATCGGATCGCTGATCAGTGAGTCATCACTCGGGTGGATGTACCGCCCGATCGTCAACGCGCCATCCGTCGTGAGGTTGCACTCGTAGTTGCCTGTCTTACCCGGACGGATCGAAACTCCGCCGTACGTCGCGTGCGCGAACGGGCACGACGCTAGGTGTGGCGCGCACAGCAACGGGTGCCGCAGTACGTGACCCTCGCTCGTGAACTCGATCACGTGCTGTGAGCTCGCCTGAAGTATCGCGAACGCGGTGCGCTCGGACGTCGCGGCGCTGCGCGGTCGTCGTGGCTGCTGATTATCCGTGTTCGGCGGACCGCCCTCCGTGGACTGGTCAGCGTTCTCGTCCTCACCGTCATTGCTGTTCGGATCAGGTTCATTGGAATCGTGCTGCGGATCAACCGGCACGGGAACGCTGAGCCCAGTCAGCTCGTGAAGTGCGAGGAAACCGGCCTGTGGGTTGATCGCGAGCTTCTTCAGCGCCAGCTCCTCAACCTCGGCGCGCGTCGGCTTGTCGTCCTCGCTGAGGCCGATGGCGCGCCGCAACGTCTTACCGGTGACCTCAATGCGGTCGTACGCCTTGATGATGTTTTCCGACGCGTCGGGCCGCGACACGATCTCAGACGCGTCGTACCAGACCACGTGCTTGGCCGGGTCCTGACCCATGCTCGCGAGTCGCGGACGTAGATAGCCGAGCGTCAGTGCACTCACGATCAGTTCGACGTCCGGTGTGATATACGTCTTTACACCGGACTCTTCGAGCTGCCACAGCCCCCAGTGGTTGATGCTGCCGGCGTCGAACAGCAGCTCGGTCGGAACGTTGATGATGCCGGCTAGCCGTCGTCGCGCCGACTCACGCTTTTCGATGATCTTATCGTCGATCTTAAGCGTGAAGTCGATGTGCTGAACCTTGTCGACGTACTCGGCCGGTACGCGCATCGGAATAGGTACGACAGCGGCCGCCGTCCCCGGAGTCTCGATCGCCTGTCGCGCCGTCGCGATCCACTCGGCGACGAACGGATCCGGCGCGTCGTCAAACTCTGACCGCGTCGGAAACGTCAACTCATCCGGCAACACGATCATACCCGCCGACGCGAGCCGCGACAGGTACTGCGCCTGAATGTGACGATTGACTAGTTCCAGCTCGCGAATCGCGCCACGCGCGGCCTTACCTGGCGAGTACGGTTCGTGACGCAGTCGTCGATGTGGACGCCAGATACGCACGATCAACGAGTCGGGACTCAAATCACGCCACTTAATCTTTCCAGGAAGTGACGTCTCATCAATGACCTCGTATCCCACGCGTCCACGCGACCGAATCTCCTCGGACGAGTAGGTTCGCCAGGTCTGCGCGCGCGGTCCTCGTCGTTCACCAACGATGAAACCTTCACCAGGAATGTCGAGGTAGGTCGACAGCGTCGCCATGGCATCGGCCTGCGCGCCGATGTCGCCGAACAGCTCGTTGATGAGATCGGCCGCCGGTCCGGTGTCAACGATGGCAGGCTCGTCTAGACCGGTCTGGATCTCAGCGGCGCGCAGGCGAACGCGAGAGATCATGTTCGAGCGCCAGTTCACGGCGAGTCCGTACTCGCCGCACGACTCGTAGTAGTCCCACAGTTCACGCTGCCACGATGACGGCGTGGTGACGAGCTGCGTCCGTGACGCAACCAAACTGGACACGTTGCTGACGAAGGCGGCCGCCGTGACAGCGGATGAACGCGTCACGTGATTATCACCGAGTGACGTTCGAACACGCTCCTGATTAGCACGCGCCCAGCGCGGTCCGATTCGCCACGCCATATCGGCTCCTACCGCTGAAAGTACTCCTCCAGGTGTGAGAGCCACGCCGCACCCGTCGCCGCGCCGGCCCACACCAGTAAGGGTACTGGTAGACCGATCCAAACCCACGTTAACGCCGTCACGCCAGCGGACACCCACACGGACGCGCACCACGAACACGACACCAGATCACCGACCCACGTGGGCACTCCACGCCAACGGGGAACGGCTGGATCGTCGCCGACGACACGGTCACGTACCCACTGCACCGGCGGGAACGTGTCATCAACCACCAGGCGCGTGAGCCGATACGACGCCAACGTCACCAGAAGAAGCACCCAACCGAACGTCACGTCAGTTGCCACCCGGCAGGAACGAGGTTGTTCCCTGGTCGCCGACCGGTGCGGACACCAACGACGTCAACACCGAGAGAATGAACGCACCGAGCGCGATTCC